TCCAGCAGACTATCAGGCAGATGCATTTGTATTCCAACTTGATCGTAGTGGAGAGACACTTAGAAAGTATAAATTCTATGATGTATTCCCAACTCAGGTTGCACCAATTGAATTATCTTATGATGCTCAAGGAATTCAGGAATTTCAGGTCGAACTTCAGGTTCTATACTGGGAAGCAATAAAAGGTAACGGTGCTAACGCTGGTGGAGAGGACATTAACTAATCGCCTAAATAGTGCTATAATAGAAGTAAAAATATTATACTATGGCTAAACTGTTTGGTTTTTCTATTGATGATGGTAAAAACAAATCACCGTCAGTAATATCCCCCGTCCCGAAGACGAATCAGGACGGGGTTGATAATTATATTTCTAGTGGATTCTATGGATCATATCTGGATATTGAAGGTGTTTACAGAACTGAGCATGATTTAATTCGTAGATATCGTGAGATGGCATTACATCCAGAGTGTGATGGTGCGATTGAAGATGTTGTAAATGAAGCGATTGTGAGTGATCTATATGATTCCCCTGTTGAGATAGAATTATCAAATTTAAATGCAGGTGATGCATTAAAAAGGGCAATCAGAGAAGAATTTAAAAATATAAAGGAAATATTAGATTTTGATCGAAAAGCACATGAAATATTCAGAAATTGGTATGTTGATGGTAGATTATATTATCTAAAAGTCATTGATGTAAAAAATCCAATGGCTGGTATACAGGATCTAAGATATGTTGATCCTATGAAGATGAAATTTGTTCGTCAACAAAAGAAAGAAGATCCAAGAACTAAGTTGGAGATTGGAGGTCAGAAAGATCCTATAAATTCTGTAAATGAACCTGATATAGAGGAGTATTTTTTATATACAGCAAAACCTAATTATAACTCAGGTATGGTTGCAGGATCTGGTGCGAAAAGAGGATCTGTAAAAATTGCAAAAGATTCAGTCGTTTATTGTAGTTCTGGATTAGTTGATCGTAATAAAGGAACTGTGTTGTCTTATATGCATAAGGCAATTAAGGCACTTAATCAATTAAGAATGATTGAAGATAGTCTTGTAATATACAGATTATCAAGAGCACCAGAAAGAAGAATATTTTACATTGATGTTGGTAATCTTCCAAAGGTAAAGGCAGAGCAATATCTTAAAGAAGTGATGAGTCGTTATAGAAATAAACTTGTCTATGACGCAAACACTGGAGAAGTTAGAGATGATCGTAAGTTCATGTCAATGATGGAAGATTTTTGGTTGCCTCGAAGAGAAGGTGGAAGAGGAACTGAAATTACAACATTACCTGGTGGACAAAACTTAGGTGAATTATCTGATATAGAATATTTCCAGAAAAAATTATATCGTGCACTCGGAGTTCCAGAATCAAGAATTGCTGCAGATGGTGGATTTAATTTAGGTAGATCATCAGAGATATTAAGAGATGAACTTAAGTTTTCAAAATTTGTAGGACGTTTAAGAAAAAGATTTTCTGCGATGTTCAATGATATGCTTCGTACTCAATTAATATTGAAGAATATAGTTACACCAGAAGATTGGGAATCTATGGGTGAACATATACAATATGATTTCTTGTATGATAATCAGTTTGCTGAACTTAAAGAATCTGAAATGATACAGAGTCGTCTTGGTAATCTTGCAACTATTGAACCATACATTGGAAAATTTTATTCTGTAGAATATGTAAGAAAGAAAATACTAAGACAAACAGATAGTGAAATTGTTGAACTTGATCAACAGATAGAAGATGAAATACAAAAAGGTATTCTTCCAGATCCTAATGCAGTTGATCCAATAACTGGTCAACCTTTACCTCCTGATGGTGGTGGTCAAGATCTAGGAGATAATCCTCAAGATCCTGACTTAGAGGCAGAGGCACAAATCACCGATGCCGATGCACAAAAAGATGCTAGAAAAGCCGAGATATAAATAAATTATATATCTATACTATTTTTATGGAAGATAATGAAACTGAACCAACTAATGTGTTGGATTTGATAGCCACTGATTCATCACCATCAGAAATCACAGATACATTGAAAACAATGATCTATGCAAAAGCAGGTGAAAGAATTGATGGTATGAAACAATATGCTGCAGCTAGTTTATTTGGTCAAGAACCAGAGGAAACAGAAGAACCTACAGCAGAACTTGAAACTGAAACTGAAGTAGATCAAGAACCCGAAGAGGAACCTCAAGAAGATGAGTAGACTATTAATTAAAGGTGCAGAAGCAGCGATGGCTACCGCATCTGGTAGTGCATCAACATTTGGAAATGCAACTGTAGTTCGTGTAGTAAATACTGCAACTAATGCTGATCATTTAGTTACTGTTGCAGAAAGTGCTGGTGGTACAGTAGTAGGAACCTTTACTTTAATGAGATCTGAAAGTGCATTGATTGAAAAACAAAACAGTCATGTGATTTTTGCTGCAAATGCTGCAGTTAAAGGTTCAAAAGTAGGATACACTAATTAAGAAAATGAAACTAATTACCGAAGAAGTATCAAACGTCAAAATTATTACTGAAGGAAAAGGTAGTAAAAAAAGGATGTGTATTGAAGGTATATTCCTTCAAGGTGAAATTAAAAACCGTAATGGAAGAATGTATCCAATCAACACTCTTGAAAGAGAGGTTGGCAGATATTGTGAAAACTTTATCGGTAAAGGTAGAGCATTAGGAGAACTTGGTCATCCTGATGGACCTACAGTTAATTTGGATCGTGTATCACACAAGATTACTTCTCTTGTAAGAGAGGGAAATAATTTTGTGGGAAAGGCAACATTATTAACAACTCCGATGGGTAAGATTGCTTCATCATTAATTGATGAGGGAGTTAAACTTGGTGTATCTTCACGTGGTGTTGGATCACTTAAAGAAGATATGCATGGTTGCAAAGTTGTTGGTGAAGATTTTCAATTAGCAACTGCTGCAGATATAGTAGCAGATCCCTCCGCACCAGACGCTTTTGTGAATGGAATTATGGAAGGAAAAGAGTGGGTTTGGGAAGGAGGAATCCTTCGTGAGCAACTCGCAGAAAAGACCGAGAAACGTATAAACACACTCGTCGATCAAAAAAGACTCGAAGAGTATAAATTGAATTTGTTTAATGATTTCTTATCAAATCTATAAGCATTATAAATAATATCAGATTTTTTAAATCTAACTAGCCCTTGGTAGCAATTTACAAAAAATGGATAACGTAGTAACCAAAAATGCACAACCCGCAGAACCAATGGTATCTGGCGGTGCCTCTTATGAGGATCTAGGTGGACCTACACCTACAAACTCAAAACCAGACGATGATTCAAACAAGTTGAAGATTCCTGAGTTAAAGACAGTACAAAATGTTGTTAATGCTAAAGCTCAAAAAGGAGATCCTGCACCTAAACCCGTGATGGCAGGTAATGAACTTGAAGGAGAAGAAATCTCTGAAGATGAGGTTACTACAGATGAGGTAGTTGCTGAAGAAGAAACTACTGAAAATGAAGAAGTAGTTGCTGAAGAGGAAACAACTGAGGAAGAAGTTGTTGCTGAAGAAGAGGATTATGCAGTTGACGTTGAGCAAGACGTTCAAGCACTCTTTGAAGGTGAAGAACTTTCCGAAGAGTTCCAATCCAAGGCAAGAACAATTTTTGAAGCTGCAATTAAAGAAAAGGTTTCAGAAATTAAAGAGAATTTGCAGACCGCATACGAGCAAGCACTTGTTGAAGAGGTAGCAAACGTAAGAGATGAGTTAACAGAGAGAGTTGACGCATATCTTGAGTACGTTGCCGATGAGTGGATTCAAGAAAATCAATTGCAAGTAGAATCAGGTCTCAAAACAGAAATGACTGAATCCTTCTTAGAAGGCATGAAGTCGTTATTTGAAGAACATTATGTATCCGTCCCTGAAGACAAATATGATGTGCTTGAAAGCATGGTAGATAAACTTGATGAAATGGAGAGTAAACTCAACGAGCAAATCGAAAGAAACGTTGCTCTAAATCAAAGACTTGCAGAGTCAACTTCTGATGTCATCTTAGCAGATGTAAGTGAAGGTCTAGCACTTTCCCAGAAGGAGAAACTCGCTTCTCTTGCCTCAAATGTTGAGTTTGAAAGTGAAACAGACTATCGTGGAAAACTAGAAAAGTTGAGAGAATCTTATTTCCCAGCTAATGCTAGTGCTCCAAGTGCTCACTCAGAAACCATATCTGAGGGAACTGAGGTGGATAGTCCACAACAGGTTTCTTCCACAATGGAAGCATACATGCAGACTCTGAGTAGAGTTGCTAAAAAGTGATTTTTAAATTATAAATTTCAAACTAATTACTTAAAAGGTAACACAAATGCAAATGCCTAGCAATGAGGTTTTGCAGGAGAAGTGGTCTCCCCTTCTTAATTACGAAGGTTTAGATCCAATCAAAGATGCACACCGTAAGGCGGTTACTGCACAACTCCTAGAAAACCAAGAAATTGCACTTCGTGAAGAAAAAGAATTCTTACATGAAGCTGCTCCAACTAACTCAGTTGGAAACGGAGGTTTCACCTCTTCAGGTGGTCAAACAGTTGCAGGTTTCGACCCTGTATTGATCTCCTTAATCCGTCGTTCTATGCCTAACTTGGTCGCTTATGACCTAGCAGGTGTACAACCAATGACTGGACCTACTGGACTCATTTTCGCAATGAGATCTAGATTCTCCACTCAGGACGGAACAGAAGCACTATTCAACGAACCAAACTCTGCGTTCTCTTCACAGAACAGCAGTAGTAACCTAACAAACGGATTCTCAGGTGGATCTGTTGGTTTTGGTACAACTGGTGGTACTGGTTTAACAAATGCTTCAAACCCTGCAGCACTTAACCCAGAGGGTTCACAGTCAGCAACAACCTATCCAACTGGACAAGGTATGCGTACTGATGAGTCTGAAGCATTAGGTGATGCAACTGCTAACTCTTTCAACGAGATGGCATTCAGCATAGAGAAGATTACTGTGACTGCGAAGTCCAGAGCTCTCAAAGCTGAGTACTCACTAGAACTCGCACAAGACCTCAAAGCAATCCACGGATTGAATGCTGAAGCAGAACTTGCAAACATTCTTTCAACAGAGATTCTTGCAGAGATCAACAGAGAAGTTATCAGAACAATCTATAAGGTTGCTGAGTCTGGTGCACAAACAAACGTTGCAACAGCAGGTGCTTTCGACCTAGACACAGATTCCAACGGAAGATGGTCAGTTGAGAAGTTCAAAGGTTTGATCTTCCAGATCGAAAGAGATGCTAACGCAATCGCACAAAGAACTCGTCGTG